GATTTGGGATATTACAAGTGCGTGGTCGCTGTCAGTTATATCAGTAGCATTTATGACAGTCACAGCATACATTCGAGTGTTTTATACACGATTATACTTTTCACAGAGGTATAAAGAGAATGATTTATAATAAATTAAAATCAGCTCCATACGGAGATGGTTTTAGATGGTTTCGACTTGCTTATAGAATGAAATTGTGGTTATTCCGTGGCAGGTAAGTATAATGAAACCTACTTTAAGAACAGGCCTGAAGAAAAAGAGAAGCCTGGTATCTTATATTTAATTAAAATGATAAACCCTGAGACGGGCGAAAAGTTTATTAAAGTAGGGATAGCCAAAGGCAGAAAAGGAAAAACAGGCAGAGGAACACTCCAAAGAGGAGTTAGTGGTGACTTCTATTCACCACAGTATAGACAAATGAGAGTTAGAGAGTGGTTTGGACCAATCTATGATTGTTGGAAAATGGAACAAGCCATTCATGAAAAATACAAGGAAGATTCATATAAACCTTCCATAAAATTTGGTGGACATACCGAATGTTTTAACTTCGAATGTTTGCTAAAGATTAACCAAGACTTTCCAAAAAATAGTTCTTGACAAACGTTGGTGTTTTATTGTATAATATACTTATATTTTGAAAAGACAGATGAAAGAAATAGATATACCAGTGAATTGTCCAGCTTGTGGCTCTGTGCTACAGCTAGTCAATGAACAGTTATTCTGTTACAACGATTCTTGTCATGCGAAGTCTTCGAAACAAGTAGAAAACTTTGCAAAGACTCTCAAAATTAAAGGACTTGGCCCTGCCACTATCAGTAGGTTGGGCATACAAGACCTTCACGATATTTATTCATTTTCACAGAATGAGTTATGTGACTTGCTAGGGTCGGAGAAATTGGGTATCAAGCTACACCATGAAATAGAGAAAAGTAAAGCTGTTGACCTCATTACTCTCTTACCTGCATTTAGCATTTCATTAATTGGTCGAACTGCGACTGAAAAGCTGTCTCGAGTAGTTTCGCACATAAGTGAGATTAATCCAGCAACTTGCTCAGAAGCAGGTCTCGGCCCTAAAGCTACGGATAGTCTAGTAGATTGGTTAGTTAATAATTTTCATACTAACGAATACTATAAACTTCCCTTTTCTTTTAGTTGCAAAACTACTCAGCCAAAAGAAAATGTGAACGGCACAGTATGTATCACGGGTAAATTAAAGAGTTATCCAACTAAAGCTGCGGCAAAAGCAGTATTAGAAAAGTTGGGATACATAGTAAAAGACAACCTAACAAAAGAAGTTACTGTGCTAATAAATGAAAGTGGATTAGAAAGTAGTAAAACCAAGACTGCTCGAGAACGAGGAGTCCAGATAATTGAAAATTTAAAAAAATTTATAGGAGAAAAATAAAATGGCATTACCAAAATGGACAGACGAGAGAACACAATCTCTTGTTGATTTTGTAGGCGAAGGCCCTGTTTCTCAAGTTGTTGTTGCACAAGCGGCAGAAGAATTAGAAACTTCTTCAAGAAGTGTTTCTTCAAAACTTAGAAAAATGGGTTACGAAGTTGAATTAGCTTCAGCTTCAGCTTCTAAGTCTTTTTCAGACGAGCAAGAAGCAACATTAAATAACTTTGTTGTAGATAACAGCGGAGTTTATACTTATGCGGAAATCGCACAGAACTTTGAAGGCGGAGCATTTAGTGCTAAGTCTATTCAAGGTAAAATTCTTTCTATGGAACTTACAGAGCATGTTAAACCTGCTCCTAAGCCAGAAAGTGTTAGAACTTACACACCTCAAGAAGAGGAGCAGTTTGTATCAATGGTACAAGGTGGTTCTTTTGTTGAAGAGATTGCAGAAGCTCTCGGTAAGAGTGTAAATTCTATCAGAGGTAAAGCATTATCATTACTAAGAAGTGGTGACATCAATGCTATACCAAAGCAAAAAGAGACTAAGGGTTCAAGCAAGGCAGACGTCCTAGCTGACTTAGATATCTCAGGCATGTCAGTTGAAGATATTGCAAATGAAATCGGAAAGACTGTTAGAGGTGTTAAAACCATGCTAACAAGAAGAGGACTTCAGTGTGCAGACTACAACGGCGCTGCTAAAAAAGAAATCGGCTAGTTAAAATTTCTTTCGGGGGCTTCTATCACGAGTGATGGCCCCCACTTTATTATTTTAGGGAGGTAGAATTGAATCTTGCTTCGGCACTTATAAAACAGATAATTATACAAGATGATATAGAAACTTGGAGTGCACTTAAGGAAAATTACCTAAGTGGAGACCTTCAAGGGATTTTTCGCGTCTTGAATAATCATGTTGAGTTATATAAGAAACTTCCTACCTTTGAGGAGTTACACTTTGAAGTAAGAGATGAAGCTACCCTAGATAAAATTTATGCGATAGAGTCTGTAGAAACAGATATTGACGCATGGATGCTGTTAGATTATTTAAAGAACGAGTATACCCAAACAGAGATATTTAAAGAGCTAGAACAATTTATTGACACTAGCATAGGGTTTCAAACAGCAGAAGAAAATATAAATACTTTATCTGATATAGTATTAAACGTATCGGATAGAGTTGATTTAGTTCCGCCTGAGGAAAGTATGCAAAGAATGAATATATTTGAGTCAGACGAAGAACTTTCAAGATATTTACCACTTGGATTAAATGCAGAGTATGATGCAGACTTTGCTTTTTCACCAAATGATTTAGTATTAGTTGGTGGTAGAAGAGGAGCTGGTAAATCTTTGACTTGTTGTAATGTTGCAGTCAATGCTTATAATCAAAACAAGTCTTCAATCTATTTTACTATCGAGATGGATAGTAGAGCAATACTACAAAGAATGTGTTCCATAGCAACTGGAATACCAATGAAAAGACTAAGAACAAAAGAAATGGCTCCACTAGAGTGGCATGAATTAGCAAAGTGGTGGGCAGGAAGATATGAGAATGGATTAGAGATATTAGCTAAGTACTCTAACATAAAAGAAGAATTCAATGATTTTCATAGAGATTTAACAAGAGAGCCACTACACAAAGAAAGACAACTAGATATTGTTTATGACCCTGGGCTTACATTAGGAAGAATACAAGCAGAGCTAAAACAAAAAGTAGAAGTTATAAAGCCAGGAGTAATTATAGTAGACTATCTAAACCAAGTAACAAGAAACAACAGACCAAGCCGATCGGGTCAGTACGATTGGATAGAACAAGTAGAGATTAGTAAAACACTAAAATCATATGCACAAGAGTATGGAGCTATGGTATTCTCTCCGTATCAAACAGATTCAACAGGAGAAGCTAGATTTGCAAAAGGCATACTAGATGCTGCCGATGCTGCTTACTCCTTGAATGTTTGGGAGCAAGAAGATAACTGTATGACATTCAATTGTGTAAAAATGAGGAGTAGAGAAATGAAATCGTTTACAAGTGCTGTGAATTGGGAAACATTAAGGATTGGTCCTGAATCAGCAATGAATCCAGAGGAGAAGTCGGCACTAAAAGAACAAATGTTTGAGGGAGAAGGAGCGCAAGAAGAAATTAGATGAATGTAGAAGAGCTTCTTATAGAAAAAGATATAGAGTATACATCTAAAGGTAAAGATTTTATAGTTAGATGTTTAAGTAAAGACCACGACGACCACAACCCCTCAATGAGAATAGATAAAGAAAGTGGTGTATTTCACTGCTTTTCTTGTGGTTATAAAGGTCAATTACATTTATTTTTTGGACTAAACCAAAATGTGCTAGACTCAACAAGAAGTAGATTAATAAATAAGATAAGATTAAAAAGACAATCAACTACTGGAGTAGAAAAACCTAGTGGTTGGTTACCATACAAAAGTAATTTTAGAGGTATCTCAGCTGGTACTTTTGAAAAGTTTGAAACATTTACAGCAGTTATTAGCCCTTTCACAGATAGACTATGTTTTCCTGTGAGAGATATATCAACAAAGATTGTTGCCTTTGTTTGTAGAGGGAAGAGAGGTATGACTCCCAAATATTATAACACTCCCGTTGGAGCCAACTTACCTCTCCACCCCATATCAGCAAGACCAATAAATGACACAGTTATTCTTACAGAGGGAATATTTGATGTTCTAAAGTTATGGGAAGGTGGATTAACAAATGCAATGTGTATATTTGGAGTACAAGGAGTAAACGAAGATAAGTTATCCTTGTTAAAATTAAAAGGAATTAGAAAAGTCGATGTACTACTAGATAGTGATACAGCTGGGCAGATGGGAGCAGAAAAGATAAAAACAATATGTGATAGGATTAACCTAGACGCAGAGATTAAACAATTACCAGAGGGTATCAATGATGCTGGTGACCTTTCGGTAGAACAAGTGAGAAACATGAGGAGATTATATTATGGCAAGAATAGCATTAATTGAAACAAAACCCTCCAGACAAAAACATCTGGAGTTTGATTTTGTTACAGATAGATTTGCTCTTTGTTCCGACCCAAGTAAGAAAAAAGTTCTAAAAGGAGATGTGGACTTAGAGATAGATGTAGATGACTTTGATTGGGTAATTCTTGTTGGGTCAGAGCCAACAAAATACTTTACAAAGATAACATCAGTTACAGAGTATAGTGGTAAAGTAGTAGATAAAAAATTTATACCACTAATTAATCCAGCGATGTTAAGTTTCAAACCTGAAATGAAACAAAAGTGGAAAGAAAGCATAGAAAGTGCAGAACAGTATGTAACTGGCCAACTAAAACAAAAAGAATTATCGGAAGATAAAGTTTATGGAATAACAGATAGTAGAGACTTATATGTATTTTTAGATAAAGCAATAGATTCAGACTATGACTTTATTGCACTCGACTGTGAGACAACAGCGTTATACCCCAGAGATGGTTATATGCTAGGCTTTAGTTTATCTTATGAGCCTGAGCATGGAGCGTATGTGTCAGCAGACTGTATTGATGAAAAAGCAGAACATCTCATGCAACTATTATTCGATAAGAAAAGAGTGGTATTTCATAATGCTAAATTTGATTTAGGTTTCTTTGAGTTTCATTTTGGATTTAAGTTTCCAAGATTTGAAGATACAATGCTATTACACTACGTAAACAATGAACAACCAGGAACACACGGGTTAAAACAACTATCACTTAAGTATACAGACTATGGTGATTATGAAAAACCTATGTATGATTGGATAGAACAGTATAGAAAACAACATGGAATATTAAAAGATAGTTTTCAATGGGAGATGATACCTTTTGATATTATGAAAAAGTATGCTGCGATGGACGCAGTATGTACTTTTATTTTATTTCAAAAGTTTGATTAAAGATAAAAAATTCTATAAAGTATATACAGACATACTCTTACCTGCTTGTAGGTTTTTAACAGATGTACAAGACAATGGTGTTCCATTTGATAAAGAAAGACTATGGAAGTCCACAGAACTAATGCAAACAGATATAGAACAAGCTATAGAAAAGTTATATGAGTTCAAAGAAGTAAAAGAGTTTGAAGAAAAAGAACAAAAAGAGTTCAATCCAAACTCTACTATTCAGCTTCGTTCTTTACTTTTTGATTATTTAGGACTAGAGCCAACAAGCATAAAAACAAGTACAGGAGCAACCTCTACAAATCAAGAGGCTCTAAATATACTCTCGGAAAGCCATGATGTTCCAAAACTAATATTAGACATAAGACAGAAAGTCAAAATTAAAAATACCTACTTAGATAAAATTATTCCCGCACTAAATCGTGATGGAAGATTAAGGACAAATTTCAATCTACATGGTACAACATCAGGAAGATTAAGTAGTAGTGGTAAACTTAATATGCAACAAATACCTAGAGATAACCCAATCGTTAAGGGTTGTATAAAAGCAAAACCAGGTAATAAAATTGTTGCAATGGACTTGACAACAGCAGAGGTTTATGTTGCGGCTGTATTAGCCAATGATAAAAACCTTCAAGATGTTTTTCGACAAGGAGGCAACTTCCACTCTACAATTGCTAAACTAGTTTTTAATTTACCTTGTGAAGTAGATGATGTAGCGGAATATTACTCAGTAGAAAGACAACAAGCTAAAGCTGTTACATTTGGAATAATGTATGGTGCTGGTGCTTATAAGATTAGTGAACAAGTTACAAAGGACAGCGGTAAGTATTTTAGTAAATCCGAGGCAGAGGAAGTTATACGAGATTACTTTACAAAGTTTTATGGTCTAAAGAAATGGTTAGATGATAGAAAAGCTTTTATAAGTCAATATGCATATGACTTTTCTTATTTTGGAAGAAAGAGAAGGTTACCTAATGTTAAATCAGATAATAAAGGAATCGTCGCACACGAGATTCGTTCAGGAATTAATTCTTTAGTTCAATCGGCAGCTTCTGATATTAACTTACTTGGAGCAATAGACTGTCACAATCAACTAAAGAATGTAGACTACAAAGCAAATATTTTTGCACTTGTGCACGATTCAATACTTGCAGAAGTAGAAGAGGCAGGAGTTGATAAGTATAAAGAACTGCTCAGAGACTGTGTGCAAATAGATAGAGGATTAAGCATACCCGGTTGCCCAATAGGGTGTGACTTTGAAGTCGGTGACGACTATAGCATGGGCAAATTTGAGGAGAAATATCTATGAAAGAGATGAAGTGGCCAGTTATAATATCCGTCTGTATGGCAGGGATAATATATTATGCAACACAAGATACTCCTCGTCAAGCAAGAGTGCAAGGGTGTTATGGAGAGTGTTATGAAGAATATAAAAGAATTCATGGCTCAGTAGTAGAAGAACTAAGAGTACAACAATTAGCTGCTGCAGAAGACCCCTTCTCTTCAATACGAGGATTATGGAGTGGTTGTGCTGCCTGTCATGGTTCAAATGGAGCAGGTGGAATAGGACCAGCGATTGCTGGTGTAGAGATTGCTGATATGCTTAGAGCATACAGAGCAAAAGAAACAAGAGGACCTCAATCAGTAATGATGTGGGGCCAAGCGAGTCAATTAAGTGACCAAGAAATTGAGTTACTAAGTAAATTTACAAAGGAGGAACTATGATTGTTACAATTTATGGTAAAACCGATTGTTTATATTGCACTAAAGCAAAACAACTAGCAGAGATGAATAACTGCGAAGTAGAATATTTGTTGTTTGGAAAAGACTTTACTGCAAAAACTATGTTAGAAAAATTTCCTAATGCAAGAACATTTCCACAAATAGTAGTAAATGGAGATAGCATTGGAGGGTATTTAGAGTTAAAAAGCATATTAGATGAAACCTGAACAATTAGAGTTCCAATTGAATAAAACACAAGACGCAACTCCAGAGGAACAAAAAGAGTGGCTAGAAAAAGAACTCATTCCGTATGGAGAAGCTCAATTAAAATTTATAACCATTATGGCAATAGTACAGTTATTTACACTTATATTTATGTTAGTTGCATTTAAGGTGATTAGTCATGCAATTGAATGATGTAAGATTTCCACTTTTTGTTCTTCATGATGAATGTGAGGAACAAGATGGTTTATTGTGGTGTGATGGAATGGTAGTTGATGACCGTAATCAAAAGGGAGATACTCTCGGTAAAAGAAGATTACAGTCACCACATCAATTATATCCACTAAAAAGAATGATAGAGGATTTTACAGCATTAATTAAACATAGAGGTAATAACTATGTAGATACTAATGGAAAGTATTTTCGTTACACTAAATCAATAAAAGGAGATTTAATTTGTCATAAGATTAAGAAAACAGAAAGTAAAAATATTGGAACAGTAGTATGGCTAGAGGGTATTCCTTCTGCCTTCACAGAGAAAAGACCTTTACCTACAGAAATGAGATATGCAAGAGTATTATATCTAGGTAAAAATCCTTTTCTTGTGTATGACTATTGTACAAATAAGAAAAGAAAAACATGGAGAAAAATATGAATAAGTTCAAAGCGCCACCAAATATAGCAACATTCTTTTTAAGAATACCGCTATCGGCTATGTTTTTACAACAGGGATTAAGTAAGTTACCTGTTGATGGAGCAGTTGCAGAGGCCTGGGGATTACCGTACATTGTATGGTGGTTTGTTACCTGGGGAGAGATTGGTGCTGCGATAGGACTTATGGTAGGTGGAGTCATAGGATTAATACCTTGGAATCATAGACACTTTTTTCTGTCACGAATAGGCAGATATTATCCTAGATTCAGATTGATAACTGAAGAACTAGGAGATTTTATTACTAGATTTAGTGGTATTACTATGACTTGTGTTGTCACAGGAGTTATATGGCTTATGAGCCCTGCAAGTCTTTGGGACGTAATTTATAAAGATTATCTACATGTAAGTTTATATGTAGGTGGACTTTATTTTGCATTGAGAGGTAATGTAAGATGAGGCATATAATGGAAACACCTATCTTTGTAGGACACAAAGCATTAGATACAAAATTAGTTGATATGTTTATTGAGAAAGGAAAAGAGCTTGTTATACAAGAAGCAGTAGTAAATCAAGAAGATTCAGTACTAAAAGATAATTCTTACAGACAAACAGATGTTGGATTTTTTCCAAAAGGACACATGGTAGAAACAATTATCAAAGCTCTAGTAACAAATGTAAATGATATATCTTACAAATGTGAAATAACTGACGCAGAGAATATACAGTTTGGAATCTATAGAGAGGGATATTTCTATAAACCACATAGAGATTTTGACCCTAGCTGTCCAAATGTTCGTAAATTATCAGTAACCGTTCAACTTTCTGACAGTCATCACTATGAAGGCGGTGACTTTAGACTTTGGGATTTTTTCGGAAATGAAGTTGCAGACCCAAAGTGGAGAGATAAAGGTACAATACTTATCTTTCCGTCTTGTTTAAAACATGAGGTAACACCAGTTACCAAAGGCACTCGTATGTCGTTAGTACAATGGTACATCGGCCCTGAGTGGAGATAAATATGGATTTAATAGAAAAATTAGAAAAAGGCATTGTTTTGATTACATTTGAAAGTCTAAATAGTGGTAAAATATATAGTAGAGAGTATACTCTCAAAGAAGAGTTTTTACCCACAAAAATAGAACATCAGTCAGGAGACAAAGTGATTTGTTTCAATGTAGACTTTCAAAAGTGGGAAGATATAGACATTGCTACTATTCGCGATTGGAAAGTTGTTGAATGAAGGCAGTTTTACGCAATCGCATTTATATGGAGGTATCTCCCAGTCAGCAGGTAGACGTAGATGAAGAATTAACATATACTCTTCCACCTCGTAGACCTGGTGACCCTCCATTCGTAATAAAAAATATGGGAGTTATTAGAAAAGGGCTTGTTACACTTCCAATAGGAAGAACAGATTTAATACCTAGTGGACATGAAATAGAAGATAAAAGAGTGCTTTCCCCAATCGAACCCTTATCGTTTGGATACACACTTCGCGCCTCCCAACAAGCCGTATATAGCGAAGTGCTCGACTCCTGCATTATTAATGCTTGGGTTAGTTGGGGAAAGACTTTTACTGGATTAGCGATTGCTAATAAATTAGGACAAAGAACATTGATTGTTACACACACATTACAATTACGCAATCAGTGGGAAAAAGAGATAAAAAAAGTATTCGGGGTCGATGCGGGTGTAATCGGCTCTGGAAAATTTGAAATAAAGGACTTTACTGTCGGAAATGTGCAGACATTGTATCGTCGAATTGACGACATCAAAGACAAGTTTGGAACACTTATACTTGATGAAATGCATCATGTAAGTAGTCCAACATTTAGTCGTATTATTGACGCAAGTCATGCACGATACAAAATTGGACTCACAGGAACGATGGAGAGAAAAGATGGTAGGCATGTAACATTTCGTGACTATTTTAGTAATGATGTACACAGACCACCAAAAGAAAACTTTATGATACCTAGTGTAAAACTTATAAAGTCTGGAATAAGATTTCCAGATGGTGCTCATGCGCCGTGGGCTAGTCGTATTAATGCGATTGCCTACAATCCTGAGTATCAAAATCAGGTGGCACTACTTGCGGCAAATTATGCAGCATTGGGTCATAAAGTACTACTTGTAAGTGATAGAGTTGATTTTCTAAGAGTCTGTCAAAGACTTATTGGGGATAATGCAGTCTGTATCACAGGACAAATTCCGCACGAAGAGAGACCTGCACTACTCGCAACACTTGAACATGATAAAGATGTGTTGTGTGGTACACAGGCTATATTTAGTGAAGGAATTTCATTGAATGCGCTGAGTTGCCTAATTTTGGCAACACCAATAAACAATGAGCCTCTCTTAACACAGCTTATTGGAAGAGTAATTAGAACACAAGAAGGAAAGAAGCAACCTGTAATCGTTGATATACATCTCGAAGGTAATACCGCAAGGAGACAGGCAAATGCCCGACTCGGATATTATATGAAGCAGGGGTACGATATTGAGACGATATAAGCATGGAAAAATACTTCTTGACAAATGGTTAAAATTTTGATATAATGATAAAATATAATTGGAAAAGGATATATAGAGCAACTAACGGGAAAGTTCGTGATATTATTACGGTGGTACATTCCCTTACCTATAATCTTCAACCAAGAAATAAAAGAGATAGGCTTTACAAGTATTATCAGAAAGACTTTACTGGACAAAGTTTCTTACTAAATCCAGAAAAGCTATTTTTACACCGAGAAGAATACGAGGATATCGAGATTGCACAGTATGTAGGTATTGCATCGCAGCGGTCTTATGCCAACTATAAACTCAGTAAAGATACCACATTAGACCTTTTCGAGTACGACGGAAAGGACATTATTTTATATAGTAACAGACTTCTAACAGTAAGTGGTAATCGTATACACTTTAAGTTCGAAGACATTAAGGAGTAAAAAATGGCATTGACATTTAATCAATCTAAGGGCGAAGCCCAAAAAAGCAAAGTGAAAAGCTATACCTATGTAGACGGAGATAATCAAGTACGTCTAGTAGGAGATATATGCTCAAGATATGTTTACTGGCTAAAAGGAGAGAATGACAAAAACATTCCTATGGAGTGTCTTTCCTATGACAGAGAAAAAGAAACATTTAATAATCTTGAGAAAGACTGGGTCAGAGAATATAATCCTGACCTAAAATGCACTTGGTCTTATGCAATACAATGTATTCATAATGGCGAATTACAAGTTTTTAATTTAAAGAAAAAATTATGGGAGCAAATTAGAGTTGCTGCTGAAGATTTAGGTGACCCAACAAACGCAGAAACAGGTTGGGATATATTCTTTAAAAGAGTAAAAACTGGACCTATGCCTTACAATGTGGAGTATCAGTTACAACCACTAAAAAGTAAGCCAAGAGCATTAAATGAATCAGAATTAGAATTAATTAAAGATTTAAAATCCATGGACGACGTTCTTCCAAGACCTACACCTGACGCTCAAAAAGAGCTTCTTGACAGACTAAGAGAAGGTGCAGGAAACTCAAACAATGAGTCTATTGAGGAGGACTTTGCATGATTGGAATAGGAGATACATTTCCAGATTTTGACTTAAACGGAGTAGACTGTGAAAACACAATTGCAGAGTTTGCTATGAGTGAAGTTAATGGCTGGTCAATATTCTTCTTTTATCCAAAGGATTTCACTTTTATTTGTCCTACTGAGATAAGTGGGTTCAATATAATAGGTGATGAAGCCGAAGTCTACGGTATAAGTGGAGACAACGAATTTTGTAAACTTGCTTGGAAAGAAAGTAATGAACAAATCGAAGATATAAACTTCACTTTACTAGCAGATTGTGGATTAAATCTAGCAAAAGAATGCGGAGTAACAGACGGAAAAGTTTGTTATAGAGCAACTATCATAGTAGACCCTAAAGGGGAAGTTGCTCATGTATCAGCTAATAGAGATGATACAGGAAGAAATGCAGATGAAGTATTACGAACCCTTCAAGCACTAAAAGCAGGTGGACTCACAGGCTGTGCTTGGCAACCAGGTGATAACTTCGTTGTATGATTCTTTTTACCGCTGATTGGCACATAAAGTTAGGTCAAAAAAATGTTCCGTTACCGTGGGCTTGCTCACGGTACGAACTTTTTTACCAACAAATACATGACGCCATCAAAAAACATAATATAACCCTTCATATTATAGGTGGAGATTTATTTGATAGAGTTCCATCTATGGACGAACTCACTCTGTATTTTGACTTTGTAAAAGGTGTTAATGTACAGACTATTATATTTGATGGTAACCATGAAGCAACTAGAAAAAATAAAACATTCTTTACAAATTTAAAAAGAGTGACAGAAGAACTCAATCCAAAAGTAAAGGTTATAACAGAAACTTTTTATCTTCATGATTGGGCTATTCTACCCTATGCTGACTTACACAAAAAAGACAGTATAGAAGATATAGATGATGTAGACTATCTATTTACTCATGTGAGAGGAGAAATACCACCACATGTAACACCAGAAGTAGATTTAGAGAGATTTGATAAGTTTAAGACTGTTTTTGCAGGAGATTTACATGCTCACGAGAATACTCAACGAAACATAGTATATCCTGGCAGTCCTATGACAACATCTTTTCATAGAAACCTAGTAAAGACAGGCTACATAGTGATAGACCCAGATTGGTCTTGGACTTGGCATGAATTTAACTTGCCACAATTATTAAGAAAAACTGTGAGTAACCCAGACGAAATGGTACAAACAGATTTTCACCATACTATCTATGAATTAGAGGGAGATATGGGCGATTTGAGTAATGTACAAAACTCAGATTTATTAGATAAAAAAGTTATAAAAAGAAAGACAGAGGCACAGCTAATTCTTGGCTCAGACATGACAATAGAAGAAGAGTTAGTAGAGTATCTCAGTTACATATTAGAATTAGAAGAACAAAAAATTAAAAATATTATAGGAGTATTTAATGATAAAGCTAAAGAAGCTGAAGTGGAGTAATTGTTTCAGCTACGGCGAAGGTAATGAGCTAGAATTAGGCTCTGATACTTTAACACAACTTGTAGGAACAAATGGAACAGGAAAAAGTTCTATCCCTATTATATTGGAAGAAGTTTTATTTAATAAAAACTCCAAAGGCATAAAGAAAGCAGATATTGCTAATCGTAAAGTTGGAAAAGGGTATGATATAACACTAGAGTTTAGTGTAAACTCAGACGAGTACGTTTTAGAGGTTATAAGAAAAGGAAATATAAAATGTAAACTGTGGGAAAATAACAAAGACATATCTTCTCATACTGCAACAAATACTTATAAAACACTAGAAGAAATTTTAGGTATAGATTTTAAAACATTTAGTCAAATAGTTTATCAAAATACAAATGCTAGTTTACAGTTTCTCACAGCTACCGATACTAACCGTAAAAAGTTTTTGATAGATTTATTACAACTTGATAACTACGTTAAGTACTTTGAAGTATTCAAAAACCTATCAAGGGAATGGAGTTCAGATATTTCCGTAGTGCAAGGGAAAGTAGCAACCATTGAAAAATGGTTAGTTGACAACAAATTAGAAAATATGATACTACTTCCAAAGATAAATCTACCAATTTACTCGGAAGAAGAAGAGAAAACTTTACGTTCTTTACAATTAGAATATGCAAATATTTCGGAAAAGAACAAAAAAATTAATCAAAATAATTACTATAAAGAACGATTACAGTCAATAGATATATCTGACCAATCGTACGAAGATAAAGAGTTACAAAGCTATGATAGCTTACAGTTAAAAGTAGGAGAACTACAAGCAATAGAGAGAAAACCAATATTTGCAGGAACAGACGAAAAGATATGTCCAACCTGCAAACAAGAAGTTAATATGGAATTAGTAGAAAACATACAAAATGAACAAAGGGAAGCGAGACAAAAAGCGAAAAACGAACTTATCCAAATTAGAGATGAGATTGATTCTATTAAATTCCAGAACGAGAGAATTATTGAACATAGAAATAGAAAAAAGGAATTTGAGGAAGTCTACAGAAGTATCGACCAAAACCTCCCCTCACTTGTCCTATCCGCAGAAGATTTACAAAACCGTATTGAATCTCTTTCAGAAATAATAAATGATAGAAAAGAAAAATTAGAAGAGGCAATAGAAGAAAACAATAAAAGAGAAAGACACAATACCAGACTTTCAATAATAAAAGAACAAACAGAGAAATTTGAAACAGAACTAGAAGAATTATTTTTAAAGTTAGACCATCTCGAAGACAAACTTTCTTGTGCGGATATACTCAAGAAAGCATTTAGTACAAATGGATTACTAGCTTATAAGATAGAAAACTTAGTAAAAGATTTAGAAGAATTAACAAACGAGTATCTTGCTGAGTTATCAGATGGTAGATTCAACTTACAATTTGTTGTAATTAATGATAAATTAAATGTTGAACTAGATGATGATGGAAAAGCTGTAGATATACTATCTCTTAGTGCAGGTGAACTCGCAAGAGTAAATACTTCCACGTTACTTGCAATTAGAAAACTAATGAGTAGTATATCAAAGTCAAGAATAAATGTACTTTTCTTAGATGAAGTTACAAACGTTCTTGATGAAGCAGGAAAAGAAAAACTAGTAGAGATATTATTAGGAGAGGAAGAATTAAACACCTACATAGTATCTCATGGCTGGACTCACCCGTTACTCTCTAAAATCGAAGTAATAAAAGAAAACGATATAAGTAGATTGGAGTAAACGATGGCACTAGAATTTTCAGATGTGATAAAACCACAACCAAAAGAAAATATTCTTATTGTAGACGGCTTAAATATAGCATTTAGATGGAGACATCAAGGAATACTTGACTTTAAGTGGGATTATATAAGAACTGTTGAGTCGTTGGCAAAATCTTATGAAGCGGGAACTATAATAATTACGGCAGATGGTGGGAGTTATTATAGAAAAGACATATACCCTGAGTATAAAGCAAACCGTAAAGAAAGATTTGCCGACCAGACTGAACAAGAGCAGAAAGAGTTTGAAATATTCATGGCAGAATTTTCAGACACACTTTCAGAACTAAGAAATAAACATTTAGTATTTCAGTTCAGAGGAGTGGAAGCAGACGATATCGCTGCTTACATTACTAAAAATTTAGATAAGTATAGTTTCCAAGACTGTTGGTTAATATCATCAGATAAAGATTGGGATTTACTTATAAACGATAGAGTTTCGAGATTTAGTACTGTTACTCGAAAAGAAACAACAGTATATAACTGGGACGACCACTATGATTTTGATATACCTGATTATATTACTTATAAGTGTCTAACAGGAGATAAAGGAGACAACATACCAGGTATTACTGGAGTTGGTCCGAAAAGAGCTGTGCAGTTGATGCAACAGTATGGAAACGTGTTTGATATTTACGATGCTTGCCCTATAAATGACAGGTATAAATACATTCAGAATCTTAACGAACAATCAGAACAACTTCTGATGAACGTAGAACTAATGGATTTACTTACTTATTCAGAGGAAGCTATCGGAATTGACAACAAAGAAATAATTGATAAGGAAATTATGAGGTATGTTGATGAAAATTGATTATAGTAGAGACAAGTTATTAGATGATATGTCTATTCGTACTTTGTCGGATAGATATATGGTGGGAGATGAAAATAGCCCACAAGAAGCATTTGCTAGAGCAGCAAAAGCTTTTGCTGATGATGATGACCATGCACAAAGATTGTATGATTATGCTAGTCAGCATTGGTTTATGTTTGCAACTCCTGTATTATCAAATGGAGGGACTGATCGGGGTCTCCCAATCTCATGCTTTCTTAACTATGTTGAAGATAGTAGAGAGGGTATTACAGGACATTATGTAGAAAATGCATTTCTTTCGTCTTTCGGTGGAGGAATCGGAGGCTCTTGGTCTGATGTTCGTGCATCTGGAACAAGGACTTCTAAAGGCTCAGAATCCACTGGTGTTATACCTTTTGTGAAAGTAGTAGACGCTGAAATGTTAGCTTTTTCACAAGGAGTGACAAGAAGAGGAAGTTATGCAGGTTATTTACATATTTCTCACCCCGAGATAGAAGAGTTTCTTGATATGAGAAAACCTACAGGTGGTGACACAAATCGTAAGTGTCTAAACTTACATCATGGAGTTGTTATTAATGACAAGTTTATGGAAGTTATACACAGAGCGACAAAAGAAAAAGACTTTGATGATTCGTGGGAACTAATAGACCCACACTCAAAAGAAGTAAAGAAAGTAGTAAGTGCTAGAACAATATGGGTAAAACTGCTTCAAAATCGCATGGAAACTGGAGAGCCTTATGTTATGTTTGAAGATGCGGTAAATGCAGATTTACCTGAGTTCCAAAAGAAAAAAGGATTAAGAGTTCATCACAGCAATTTATGCTCTGAGATTACTCTTGCAACAGATGATGAAAGAACAGCAGTATGTTGTCTATCGTCTGTAAATTTAGAATATTATGACGAGTGGAAGAAGATACCCGCATTTATACCAGACTTGGTAAGAATGTTGGATAACGTACTTTCACACTTTATAGAAAATGCTCCTGAACAACTAGAAAGAGCAAAGTTTAGTGCTATGCGAGAAAGAAGTATAGGATTAGGAGCGATGGGCTTTCATGCCTATTTACAAAGAAACGGTATTCCTTTTGAGGGAGCTATAGCTGCTGCTGTGAATGAAGAAATGTTCTCACAGATAAAAGCTAGTGCGCAAACGGAAACAGAGAGACTTGCAGTAGAAAGAGGTGCTTGTCCAGACGATGATAGCTGTTCAGTTAGAAATGCTCATCTATTGGCGATTGCCCCTAATGCAAGTAGTTCTATTATATGTGGAAATACAAGTCCAAGTATAGAGCCTTATCGGGCTAATGCATTCACTCAGAAAACTAAAAGTGGTTCGTTCTTGCAAAAGAATAAATACTTAGAAATGCTTTTAGAAAAGTATGGAAAGAATGATGAAAATACTTGGAAGGATATAGTCACCAATAAAGGAAGTGTACAACATCTTGATTTCTTAACAGAAACAGAAAAAGAGGTGTTTAAAACTGCTGTTGAAATAAATCAGTCTTGGATAATTGAACACGCGTCAGAAAGACAGAAGTATATCTGTCAGGCACAAAGTGTAAACTTATTCTTTGCCCCTGATGTTCAGAAAAAAGAACTACATAACATTCATATGTTAGCATGGGCGAAGAATATGAAAACATTGTATTATCTAAGAAGTGAGGCTATTTCGAGAGCAGACAACGTATCAAATAAGATAAAAAGAGAGATAATCTTTGAGCAATCAGATTGTCTAAGTTGTGAGGGATAAATGTTATTAGAGGAAAGAAATTATTATAAACCTTTTAGTTATCCATGGGCTTTTGAGGCATACAAGAAGCAACAGCAGATGCACTGGTTGCCTGATGAAGTTCCTTTACAAGATGATATAAAGGATTACAATGAAAAATTAAGTCCTGATAATAGATTACTTTTAGATAATATCTTTAAGTTTTTTACTCAGGCAGACGTTGATGTATGTTGTGGATATGCAAAGCACTATCTACCAACATTCAAACATC